GATTTGTTGTATTAACAGGCTGACCTGTAATAACATTCAAATCTGGTTCTGCTGCTCCAGCAGAACCTATATTAAAAAAATTTCCTATTCTCTGTAAAATATTTGGTTTTTCTGCTTGTTGGCTTTGAGCCGTAGCTATGTAGTTCTCTGCTTGTGATCTAATCTCAGGCACATCACTATTCAACATAGCATTTAATTGTTGATCTGATAAACCTATTCCATAACTAATCGATTGTTCTGCCATTATCTTCTTCCATCCGGTTGTGCATCAAGTCTAAAAGTTCCGTATCTCCAGGCTTCACCTGTAGATGTGTTAGCTATCTGAATAGCTACTAATCGACCTCTAGCTCTAGTATCTATCTTATCAGTAGTGGCTGTTATTGTAAAGGGCCCTAACGGAGAGCTGACCGCTGTATTATCAGGATAGTCGTTTAAAAATAATGTAACTGTAGAATTACCACGTAGATATTTAAAGTCCGGTATAAATCTTTTTACAGACATAAAGAACTCTCCATCTCCTCTGTAATCTGCTACACCAGTCATCTGTCCTAATGCGCTTCGTCTAGATGTAATATCCCAATCTCCAGATTTAATAAAAGCATCAATTGATGTAGTACCACTACTATTGACTTGGTCATCACCTATCTCATGAGCATAGTAAATAGAGGAGCCATATAAATTAGTTATACCTGATATTTCAGAAAACACTGGAGTAGCTGTTGAGTTATAATCAGTAGCATAAGGTAAATTATACACCCCTTGATCTTGATAACTAGATCTGTCTAGTGATGACGTTGTAAAAACATTTTCTGAATAATTATAAGTTACACATCTATCAATTTGTGTTGACCCTGATTTAGGGTAGAACCAATTAATTTCTGTAAACAAAGCATTTGGTGAAGAGTAAATAATTTCTGAAGCGTCATAGTTAACTCCTAAATTATCTCCATCTGTACTAAATACAAAATCTTCAACTAAACACGGTAATGATTTTACTGTACCATCAAAGACAAAAAANCCTCCCTCAGCTGACATCCACCACACAGCACCGTTTGCATAGGATACAGCTTTAGGTCCTATACATCCACAGTTTGTACCAACCTGTCTTACAGAGAAAGTAAAAGGTGGACCTACGAATTGAATTACATAAGCTGCTTGATCTGTTAAACAGAACACATAATCTTTACCTTGTATGGCAGCTACAATCTTGTTCCCTGTATCTAGTCTAAATGTACCTGCAGTATTGGTAGAGGATGGAGCATACGTATTTAAATCTTCTTGATTAGAAAATCTTACAAACATCGGATCTTGTGTTAATGAATCACCAATAGTTGTTTCTGTTCCAAAATGAAATAAATGTCTATCTCTATCAGAAACCAAAGTTAATCTTGATTTGGTTGGATTGTTTGTTGTGTTAAAATTTGTTGTAGTTTGAGATGCTCTAATAGCTCTAGGTGTAGCAGCTCCAGCATTCCATGTAAAAGTTTTACCATTAAATATTGTTGCAACTAATACTTCTCCAAAGTTATCAAGGCTCCAGTTGCCTGGATCCAGGATTACGTTGCTTACAGTTCTAGCTGTTCCCCATGTCCCTGTATTCCATTGATATGTGCCCCATCCATAACCTGCAGTTTGGAATGTAGGTCCAACTTCTTCATACGGATTAATCGTTGCCGATCCAGAAGCAGATGCAGCTCCACTTGCATTAACTCTCATTTGAATTGTAAATGTATCATTGTTGGGCACAGTTAATATTTCAAAAGCCCCTGTAGTAAAATCTGATGCCACATATCCTGTAGGCGGTGTAACTGACGAGAAGGTTACATACCTTCCTTTCTCTAAACCATGACCAACTTTGTTAACTGTTACATTATTTTGACTAGAAAAAGTATCAAAGGTAGCCCCTGTAATAGCTGTTGCTAAAGGACTAATGTCATAAAAAGCTCCTTCGTAATATATAAATAGTCCTTGTGATGTTCCAATGGCTACATATTTTTCACCATTAAAGCTGGTAAAAGCGTGTTGAGCACGAGCTGCTCCAGGTAAGGTTTCTTGAGCCTCTGTTAATTGAGTCCAACCCCCTATCTTTTCAGGTAATCCATATCTAAATCTTACAAAATCTCCATCAACCCATTGACCTTCAGCCCCTGAGTCTGTTGCTTGTTTATTAAATCCAGGTTTGAAATTAAGTTTCTGTAGCATAACTCTAGCACTATATAGGGTTTTTGAGCCTTTTGGTAGTCTTATTTTTTGATCATTTTTCCTATTTCAGGGAAATAAATATAATTTAATTTACTATTATCAAATAATTCTTTTAAGTCCAACATAGTTTCTACCAAGACTTCTCCAGGTAAATTTAGACTAGTGTTTATTAATATAGGAACATTGGTTACTTTATAGAATGCTTTAATTAAATTATAGTAATGCAAATTATTTTTCCTGCTTACAGTCTGTATTCTAGAGTCATTATTCTTAGATAGCCCTGTTTGTAAGACACCCTGTTTTTTTATTTTAAACACATACATCATGTAAGGTGATTCTTCAATTGGCATTTCAAACCACTCTTTAGCTTTTTCTTTCAAAACAGAACAAGCAAAAGGTCTGAACCATTCTCTTTTTTTAATTGCATTTATCTTATCGTGAGCTTTTTTATGTATAGGACTCATTAACAACGATCTATTTCCTAGGCCTCTTTGACCTTGCTCACTTCTAGACTGAAANATTGCAACAGGTTCTTCTAGTAAAATTTCAGCAACTTCGTGAGGAGTTACACTCATAATTTTATGTTTTAAAAAAATATCTAAATTTAAATCTTGAGGTATACCTAAATATATTTGATCGTTTTTTATTTTGTTTTTTAAATAAAAATTAGCTGCACCCAAACTTAAACCAAAGTCACCATTAAAGGGATCACAAAACAATTTGTTAAACTTAGGTAATAGTTTAGAGTTGTATAAAACATTTTGTGCACAACCTCCTGTAAAAAATAAACTTTCTTTTATATTCCATTTATTAATAAGATTAGTCATGTCCTTTTCAAAATTTTCCTGTATCTTAGCTGGTCTTTCATCATATAAACTCCACGCCATAGTTTTTCCACACTCTAATTCATTATTAAAATGTTCTTTACTAAAAGCCTCATACCGTTCACCGATCATATTATTTTCAGTTATTAGATGTTTATTAAAAGAATATAAACTTTCTGATTCAAATATATCTTTATATTTAGTTCCTCTTCCATCACATACTAAAATGTTTTTTATTTTTTTATTCCAAGTCAAAGCACAATATGCGTGAAGCAAATGATGATAAGCATCTTCATAATATATAAAATTTAAATCTTTACATTTGCTTTCATTCTTTAAAATATCGTTCCATAAATATACAGAGGAGTTACCATCAACACAGGTTAATAAAACTTTGTCTATAGGTAATTTNTNTATTTCTTCTATTAATTTTTTAACTGGGAAAGAACAATGTTTAAATCTATTGTATCTATCTATTTGTGTATGAAATACNATTTTATTATTATTTACATAGGTGACACACCCATCATGAGATGCATGAATAGCTAACACATTCATTTATCCATCCTTCTACATTCTGTTATCGGATAGTGCATTGTCTCATCGTTTAAAACAACTTTATTTATAAATGTTATTAATGTTAGTCTATCTTCTTTTATGTCTTGATCTAAAAAATTTTCAGCTGAATGATGTTGATTAGAATCAAAAAGAACTATTCTATTATAAATAGAATCAACGTTTAATATTTTCTGAAAGTTACTATTATGTTTATTAACTAAATTTTTTTCTTCTTCATTATAAGATTCTTTTTTATTAAAACTATGTTTTTCAAAAGCAGTTGAATCTGAATCAAAAAAATTCTTTTTCTTCCAAAGAGAAGTGCCACAATTTTTGTGATGGCTTAAATAAACTATAGCTGTAATTTCTGAACCAATGTCTTCATGTACCCATCCAGGATTTTGATGTCGGTTTCCAGAAATTTTTTGAAAGCAAGCGTTAGCTGTATAAGATATTTTTCTATAATCATTTGGATATAAAATACTTAATATTTTTAAATGAAAATAATTAAAAAAATTATAATCAATTTCATGTACAGGAACAGATCTTTTACCGGGCCACTTACCATCTTTATCTTTAAAATACTTTAACTTAGAAGAAAAATTTTTAATCTTTTCTGGTTCAGTAAAAAAATCATCCATTATTATTGTAGGGTAAATCATACTTAAATAACGTTATAGTTTATTACACATCTTTTGTTTTGTTTTGGTTGTTCTGCTGTGTGCCAATAGTGGC